GTGGACCTTGAATGCCTTGAATTCCCTGACTGCCAGTTATTCCTTGAATACCTTGTAGTCCTTGTGGACCTTGTATACCCTGAACGCCTTGTACTCCTTGACTGCCAGTAATTCCTTGAATACCTTGTAGTCCTTGTGGACCTTGAATACCTTGTACTCCCTGACTGCCAGTTATTCCTTGAATACCTTGAATGCCTTGTGAACCTTGAATGCCTTGAATTCCCTGACTGCCAGTAATTCCTTGAATACCTTGAATGCCCTGTCTTCCTTGAATACCTTGAACGCCCTGACTGCCAGTTATTCCTTGAATACCTTGTAGTCCTTGTGGACCTTGAATGCCTTGAATTCCCTGACTGCCAGTTATTCCTTGAATACCTTGTAGTCCTTGTGGACCTTGAATGCCTTGAACGCCTTGTACTCCTTGACTGCCAGTTATTCCTTGAATACCTTGAATGCCTTGTGGACCTTGAATACCTTGTACTCCCTGACTGCCAGTTATTCCTTGAATACCTTGAATGCCTTGTGAACCTTGAATGCCTTGAACGCCTTGTACTCCTTGACTGCCAGTAATTCCTTGAATACCTTGTAGTCCTTGTGGACCTTGAATACCTTGTACTCCTTGACTGCCAGTTATTCCTTGAATACCTTGTAGTCCTTGTGGACCTTGAATGCCTTGAACGCCCTGACTGCCAGTTATTCCTTGAATACCTTGAATGCCTTGTGAACCTTGAATGCCTTGAATTCCCTGACTGCCAGTTATTCCTTGAATACCTTGAATGCCTTGTGAACCTTGAATGCCTTGAACGCCTTGTACTCCTTGACTGCCAGTTATTCCTTGAATACCTTGAATGCCTTGTGGACCTTGAATGCCTTGAACGCCCTGACTGCCAGTTATTCCTTGAATACCTTGAATGCCTTGTGAACCTTGAATGCCTTGAACGCCTTGTACTCCTTGACTGCCAGTTATTCCTTGAATACCTTGAATGCCTTGTGGACCTTGAATACCTTGTACTCCCTGACTGCCAGTTATTCCTTGAATACCTTGAATGCCTTGTGAACTTTGAATGCCTTGAACGCCTTGTACTCCTTGACTGCCAGTTATTCCTTGAATACCTTGAATGCCTTGTGAACCTTGAATGCCTTGAACGCCCTGACTGCCAGTTATTCCTTGAATACCTTGTAGTCCTTGTGGACCTTGAATGCCTTGAACGCCCTGACTGCCAGTTATTCCTTGAATACCTTGAATGCCTTGTGAACCTTGAATGCCTTGAACGCCTTGTACTCCTTGACTGCCAGTAATTCCTTGAATACCTTGAATGCCTTGTGGACCTTGAATGCCTTGAACGCCCTGACTGCCAGTTATTCCTTGAATACCTTGAATGCCTTGTGGACCTTGAATGCCTTGAACGCCCTGACTGCCAGTTATTCCTTGAATACCTTGTATGCCCTGGATGCCTTGAACACCCGGAGTAGAAAAAGTACTTACTAAATAAGAATAATGAGCATCTTCTGTATAAAATGTGGTTAATCTAGTATTATTATCATTATTATTCAGATAAATATTAATAACTATTCTATCGGTGAGATTTAAACTATTAGTTGCTATAACAGCGTTACTCTTAGTTTCTACTGGAGTAGTATTATCAGTATCCCAGCCTATTTGAACAGTATCTGACGTTACCAGTAGTGTTTCTGGGCCACCAATTGGATATTTACTAACTGTATAATAATATGTAACATTACTATTAGGTGTTGGTTTTGTTAAATAGCTATATAAATGCCAAATACCAGGAGGAACAAGGTATGCATTTGGTTCATTAACATCTGTAATATATGATGCTACTAATCTATTTTGTTCAAGACCGGCTAAATTTATTGATATTGTTTGAGATCCTGCGCCGCTTGGTGTTTTTGATAGTTGTTTATAGGAGTTAAATTGTGTTACAGAAGAGCTTAAGAAAAAATTCGCTCCAGTACTTAATCCATTTAAACCTGTGGTTCCTTGAACACCTTGTATTCCTTGGCTACCTTGACCTCCTTGAATACCTTGTAGTCCTTGACTTCCGTAAAGTCCTTGAATGCCTTGAACTCCCTGACTTCCAGTTATTCCTTGAATACCTTGAATGCCTTGTGGACCTTGAATACCTTGTATGCCCTGACCTCCAGTAAGTCCTTGAATACCTTGAACGCCCTGACTTCCGATTATTCCTTGAATACCTTGTAAACCTTGACTACCCTGACTACCCGTTATTCCTTGAATACCTTGAATACCTTGAATACCTTGGCTTCCCGAACTTCCAGCGCTACCTTGAATGCCCTGAGTGCCTTGACTTCCAATGCTTCCGCTACTACCCTGAATACCTTGAACACCTTGACTTCCAGCGCTGCCAGAACTTCCTTGAATACCCTGTAAGCCTTGTCTGCCTTGAACTCCTTGAATACCCTGACTTCCTGAGCTTCCTTGAATTCCTTGAACTCCTTGACTACCAATACTTCCTTGAATACCTTGAATCCCCTGAGTTCCGACTTCACCCATAGGTCCAAAAGTAACTGAATTTATACCAGTATTTAATGTATAGACTGATGAGTCAAAATATAATGGACTACCAATTGCTCTAGCTACCGTTCTGTATAGGACACCATCTGCCCAATATCTAATATTTGCTCCATCATAAGTAATAGAGAACACTGTTGACGATGAATAGGAAACGGATACTACAACTGGTATAACTCCATTTTCAAATATGCCAGCAGCTCCACTATTGTAGCAATACCAAGCATAATCTATAGTGTCGTAATTGGCACTTGCAGTAGGATCGCTGGTTAATCCAAAAGCTGTTACAACATTATTATTAGATGGTTTTGCAGAGAAAAATACTCCTCTTGTGTATCCTTCTTGGGAGTAAACCGATGCTGTACCATTGCTAACTGTTTTTATAAAACTATTTGTACTACTAGAAGATTGTGCGACATCTCCGCTAAATACTGGTGTCCAACATAAAGCTCCAAAAATACCTTGAATTCCTTGAGTTCCAGTATTTCCTTGTGATCCTTGTATACCTTGAATACCCTGTCTTCCTTGAATTCCTTGAATTCCTTGGTTCCCAGAGCTTCCAGAACTACCTTGAATGCCTTGACTTCCAGAACTGCCAGAATTTCCTTGAATACCTTGTAAGCCTTGTCTACCTTGAATACCCTGAACTCCTTGAGCTCCAGAGCTTCCAGAGTTTCCTTGTACTCCTTGGATTCCTTGAGCACCCTGAGTGCCAGTTATGCCCTGAATTCCTTGGATACCTTGGATTCCCTGACTGCCTATTTCTCCCATAGGCCCGAAAACAACAGAACTTAAAGTGGATATCTGGTAAAAAGCTGAATCAAAATAAAGGGCCGATCCAATACTTCTAGCAACAGTTCTTACAACAGTACCATTTACTAAATACCTAATATTACTTCCATCATATGTAATAGCAAGAGTGGAAGTACTTGTAACATTGCCCGGATATGTTCTAAGCGTACCATTTTCATATATTGCTATTTCAACAGTAGTAGAATTTATATTGCCAACAATACAATAAAAACAATAATCTATACTTTCCATATTTACATCTGTTGTTGGATCACTATTTAAACCAAATGCAAAAATACCAAAATTAGAACTACCAGTAACAGATGCAGAACAAAATGCTCCTCTTGTGTATCCTTCAGATGAATATACTTGACATGTTCCATCATTTATGGGGTGATTAAAAGTACTTGGTTCAGTTGAGGACTGGGTAAGTGTTCCTGCGCCAGTAATATTCGGTGTCCATGTTGGGGCTCCTCTAACTCCTTGAATACCTTGTCTGCCTTGAATTCCTTGAATACCTTGTCCAGCAAAAGCTCCATCATTTCCTTGTACTCCTTGAATTCCTTGTCTTCCTTGAATTCCTTGAATTCCCTGACTTCCAGCGCTTCCAGTATTCCCCTGGATACCTTGAACTCCCTGACCTCCAGTTATTCCTTGAATACCTTGTCTGCCTTGAATTCCTTGAATACCTTGTCCAGCAAAAGCTCCATCGTTTCCTTGAATTCCTTGAACTCCTTGTGGACCTTGAACTCCTTGAATACCCTGTCTACCTTGAATACCTTGAATTCCTTGAGCGCCTTGAGCTCCAATAATTCCTTGAATTCCTTGTAAGCCTTGATTACCAAGAATTCCTTGGACTCCTTGGATTCCCTGAGTCCCTTGATTTCCAAGTAGTCCTTGACTTCCATCAGTTCCTTGAATTCCTTGTAATCCTTGAACTCCTTGGTTACCAATAAAACCTTGTGCTCCTTGAAGTCCTTGAACTCCTTGCGGACCTTGAATGCCTTGTCCGGCAAATGCTCCGTCAAGTCCTTGAGAACCTTGTATTCCCTGTGAACCAATACCTTGAATTCCCTGAACTCCTTGTATACCTTGTCCGGCAAAAGCACCGTCTATTCCTTGTATGCCTTGAATTCCTTGATTACCAAGAATTCCTTGAATTCCTTGACTACCCTGGCTACCAGTTATCCCTTGAACTCCTTGAATACCTTGATCACCTAATAATCCTTGAATTCCTTGTAATCCTTGTGAGCCTTGAATTCCTTGTATACCTTGTCCAGCAAATGATCCTGATATACCTTGAATTCCTTGTCTACCCTGAATGCCTTGTACTCCCTGACTGCCAGTAACTCCTTGAACTCCTTGAATGCCTTGTGGACCTTGAATACCTTGTACTCCCTGTATGCCCTGTATCCCCTGACCGCCAGTAATTCCTTGAATACCTTGGATACCCTGTCTACCTTGAATACCTTGAACTCCTTGTACTCCCTGACTGCCAGTAATTCCTTGAATACCTTGAATACCTTGAATGCCTTGTGAACCTTGAGTACCTTGAGAGCCTTGAATGCCTTGTGTTCCTTGCGGACCTTGGATACCTTGGACACCTTGTCTTCCTTGAAGTCCTTGAATACCCTGACTTCCTAATCCTTGAATGCCTTGAACTCCTTGTCTACCTTGAATGCCTTGTATGCCTTGTAATCCTTGACTACCAGACTGAGCCATTGGTCCAAAAGAAACAGAATCTATTCTACTATTAAGATTATAAAGAATACCATCAAAATATAATGGACTACCTATTGATCTTTGAACAGTTCTATATAAAACCCCGTCTACCCAATATCTTATATAAATACCATCATAAGTAATATAAAAAATATTTGATGAAGTATAAGAAAAGAAATAAGTATCACTACTCACACCATTTTCAATAACGAGCGCATAGCTACCAAGAAAATACCAGGCATAATCTATTGTAGAATAATCTGAGCTTGCTGTAGGATCGCTAGTTAAACCAAAAGCTGCTGCAAAATCTGTTGCAGAAAGTTTGGCAGAACAGAACGCTCCGTTCGTATATCCTTCGCTAGAATAAACCTGTGCGGTTGCGGTACTAACGGTTTTAATAAAAGAGTTAGAATTACTAGCATATTGACTTATATTTCCAACAAAATTTGGTGTCCAAGATAAAGCACCAATTATTCCTTGTACGCCTTGAGATCCAATACCAGTACTTCCTTGAATACCCTGAACTCCTTGAATTCCTTGAATACCTTGGCCACCATTGGTTCCCTGGATCCCTTGAATTCCTTGCCTACCTGTTATTCCCTGTCTACCCTGGATGCCTTGTATTCCTTGACTGCCGGAACCAGTTGAGCCCTGTATACCACTGTTACCTCTAATTCCTTGAATTCCTTGAGAACCTGGTAATCCGGCCCCTATACTTCCTTGAATACCTTGTCTACCCTGAGAACCTTGTATACCTTGAATTCCTTGGGCTCCTCCTCCTTGAGATCCTTGAATACCTTGTACTCCATATAATCCTTGAGTTCCTTGTCTACCTTGTGACCCTTGTGCTCCTTGAATACCTTGTTTTCCTTGTATTCCCTGTATACCTTGGGAGCCATTTCCCCCTCCGCCACCAGAACCAGCAATATCTATAATATGACTATCTAAATCATCTATTCTTGTATAATGAAGATTTCCAATAATTTTACTCATTGGAATATTATCTGGTAAATCTCCCGCTAAAATTTTACCAGTATCAGTAATTTGTAAATTAATAGAATCATATGTCTGAATTTCGACATTGTCTATTATATTCTCTATATAAGCATTATCAACATTAACATTATTAAACTGCTCGATCTCTATTTTAGTAGGAGTTACATCTATGATACTAGTTTCGATTTGTATTTTATTGACATTTTGTTCAATAATTTGCAATATAAAATCGCTCATTGACACTCCAGAGCAGTACCAGAACGGGTATATCTTTTAACTATTTCTATATCTCCATATAATAATCTAATAGTATATTTACCGCCACCAGCATACAGCTCTTCGGGACTTTGTAATTCTAGGTCATATTTTGCGCCAAAAAAATTAAATAAATTAGTGGTATTGGCCGGTATTAATAATATAATCTTACCATTTGTACCATCTATTGTAAAATTATAAGAAGTATCATTTACATTTTCTGTTGTAAATACTTGTGTAGTACCAGTATTAGTTACCCAGATTAATCTGGAGCACCAACCAGTTAAATCGACCACATTATCATCAGAATCTTTATAAACTAAACTAAGTTTAAAAGAACTACCTTGTTCTATAGGAAAATCATATTTACTTGCTGCCATATTATATCCTACTATATTAATAGAGTTATGGGCATTAAATCAAAAAAGCATCAGGTTATTAGTATAATACACCTAAAAAAAAAGGCCGGCGCGAGGCCAGCCTTTCTTTATTTGATGGTATGTTCTTTAAAAATCAGAGAGCGCCAAGTAGTACTCTACGATTATCTAGAACAGCAAAGCCTTGCTCTGCCCAGCCATAATAACCAGCTCTCTTTTGACGATGTAGTGTTTCATCTTCAAAAATTTGAACTTCTTCACGAACTGGCATAATAAAGCTGTCGCTCTTACGAAGATCTAAACCAACAACAAGTTCGACCTTGTCATCTGAACCACTATAGTTTTGTGGTAGTGTACCACCAAGAATATTACTATAAAATAGTTGATATTCCTGACCTTCTCCGAGTTCATCTAGATCATGTAGATTTACTCCGAATACACGGTTTAGTGTACCATCAGCAGCTACATAAATTTCACGACGAGTAATCTCATCAACTTGATCAAGACCCCAATTGCGGATATCTTCCATTGCTTCTGGTGAAACATAAAGATCTGTTAGTAAACCACGATTATTACTAGCAGAATTACCGCCACCGTTTCTGCGCATAACAGTCTTCATGAGACTTACTAGACGCTTAGTAAACTGACCAACTGATGCATCGCTATCGAATACTACGATATTACGATCAACGCCAGCAGCTAATAGAGTGTGCCAGCCATCGTCGTTCATCTTCTTAACAAATGAGCCTTCGAGAACTTCCATAGCACGACCAACAACATCCCAACGAGCATTACGAGCATATTTTAAGAGATAATCGATTGAGGCGCCGATATCATAGGTTGGAACCATGACGTAATCGCTCTCAACGTGACGCTCTGGAATATATCCGTGATTTGGGATGGTATAGGCTACGAAATCTCTTTCAGAACCTGGAGCTAAAAAGTCAAGTGGAAATTCTGGAGTAGCACCAGGGGCCAATTTAATTGGCTCAAAAATGCCATTTAGAATATCTCCGCTTAACAAACCTTTGCGAAGAGGTAGCTCTAGGGCCTTAGCAAACTCATGACAAGCTGCTACTGATACTTCTCTACTTGGTGAACCAGAACGAACTAATAGGTCAGTAAGCTCTGGTGTTGGTTCAAAACGATTGGTGGACATAAGTTTCTTCTCCCTTAAAATTAAGTTATGTTGATATCAACTTTGACATAGCCATCAGGATCTTTGGTGCTTAGGAAACGACCGACCTTAACACCACTGGTAGGCAAAGCATTTGTTAGTAAACCACTAACGCCACAGTAAGCATCTTGACCAATTGTTGGAGCTACGCTCTCAAGCATGTTGGTTGTTACTTGACCTTGACGTAAAACGATTACCTTACCACCAACTTGAACCTCGTCTTTGAACCAATTGATGTGTTGTCTTGTTAAGTCAATATTAACAACATCATTTAGTAATAGACCGGCTGGTTTAACGCCACTTCCAGTTGCTGAATAAGCAACTACTGCGTTTGAATCGTCCATACTAACGCCACTACCGCCAGTAACGTGTGAAACGATACCACCGCGCTCTGCTGTAGTATTGCAGAAAAATGAAATATCAGTATAAGCTTCTATACGGTCTGGTTTTAGAGCCATGTTTACTCTCCCTTATTGGTTGATTTTTTGCCTAATCTACTATACACAAAATCTACTAAAGCTGCTCTAGTATTTTCTACTGCTGGTTCTTCGCTATCCTCACCAACACTAAGATCAATACTTTCTGTTGCTTCTGCTGTTTCTAAAACTTCTGAAACATCAGATTGTTCTTCTGCTTTGGTTTCTTTTTTCTCGATCTTTTCTGCTGGCTTAACTGGCTTAGCAGCTAGAGCTACAAGACTGGTTACTGCTTCGAAAGCTTCGTCAGTAAGGTCTGCTAATTTTTCAACAGTGGCTGATGCTGACTCTGAATCAACACCTTTCTCGATAAGAGATGCCATTCTTTTCATATTTTTTTCTTTTTTAATCATTTCAGCTTCTTTATTCTTATAAGCTGCAATGATTTCTTCAGAGGCTACTAGTTCATTTTTTAGTGCTTCAATTTGAGCAGCTATTTCTTCATTTGCTTTTGTTTGAGTCTCTGTTGTAGCAGCTAATACTGAATCAAATTCAGCTTTCATTTTTTGCATGTTTTCATCGCTAGCGGCTACAGCTGTTTCAGCTGCGCTTAATTGATTCTTAAGTTGGGCTATTGTATTATTAGCTTCAACTAAAGCATTAGTATTTGTACTAATATTTTCAATTTTTTCAAAAATTTCGGCAACTTGTTTTTCTAAACTCATAATATTATTCTCCTGAGTATTTGCTTGATTTGAAGATACACCTATTTTTTTAAAACTATCGTTTTTTTCTCTATTACTAATACTAGCCTTACCAAATTTTAAATTATCTGAATTAAAGATTATACTTTCTGGATTAGCTGGCTTATTAACAAATCCCTTTCCAGAGAATGTTATATCTCTTAATACTCTTCCTATCTTATAGTTTTCATGCTCACCTTGTCCACCATAAGCTCTTAAGTGTTTGGTTAAATATGCTGTTGTTTCATTTCTTGGTAGTATATTATACTTTCCAGTGCTTTTATCTATTAAACCATAATCAAAACCCTTAAAAAAGCACTCCATACTAACATATTTTTCCCCATTTTGAATTTCATTAATTAATTCTTCTGCTCTATTTTTTAGTTCTGGATTACTATAACCAGTATAAATAACAGAACCGGTTAATATATGAAATTTATTTGGTAAACTATCAATAGAAGTATTATCGTTAATTAATATGCCTTCTTGTGTTATTGGCCAATTAGCTGTAATATGACCAACAATAATATTTTCGTCATGCTCTAAATTGGTTGGTTTGTGAGTTGGTGTATTTTTAGCATTCCAAACTTCTACTTTATCAAAAATATCATCATTTTTATTCCAAGAACTAGTAACTAAAATAGACTGAACATAATATAGATCTTGATCTTCTAGACTTGCAATGGCCTTTAGTTCTGGAGCAGATTCTGTGCTGAATGGCTCTGATGGAGCTGCTAATGTAGCATATGTAACACAAGCTTTTGTTGATAATACTTCAGATAAACCATCATTTTCTTCAGATTTATATACAATCATTATTATGATCCTTAATGTGGATTATTCAATATCAGAATTATACACCAAGCTATAAAAATAGGCTTTATTGTATTTTTGTTCTTCTGAAGTTAAGGCTTTATCTAAATCTATAGAGATATTTTTAGACCAATCCAAATAATGGCTATAAATATGAGATATCTTAATATTATTTATATCATTTAATTTAGATAAAATTATTTCATCATTAATAACAGTTAATGGATCAAGAGAAAGGAACACTTTGGTTTTAGCACTTTCTGCTTCATCATATTCTGTGCTAGATAAACTTCTCATATTTTTTTTACTATAAAATTCTAATAGTACTGGATTTAAAATTTCTGATATTTTATCCTGAGTAGCTATAGCCCACAATTGAATATTTGCTCCGGTCCTTGGTCCAAATTGTTTGGTCTTTCTTTTTTCACTATCTTTAGAATTTTTTGGTCTTCCTTGTTGGGGTTGACCTTTTTGAATATCAGGCAATGGTGCAGAAGTGTTTGTAGTTGGTGGGGCTTTCATTTCTAGACCAGTTTTTTCTCCATTTTTTTTCTTTTCTAGTTCTAGTCCTACTTGACTTGGGGCTGCTAAACCATTTTGTAAAGCTATCTTTTTTAGAGATTCTTCAACTTGTGGATCATACCAAGGTCCAGACTTATTAACCATACGACCACTATCTCTATCTCTTGACTCTCTATTAAGACGTGTTCTTTCAAGATCGGGATCAAATCCAAATATTCTTTGTAGCATCTCATCGGAGACAAGATTTCTATCAGCTAGTTGTACTAATAGAGCTTTCTCTGCATCCTCATTACTAAGATCCATTCTATCAAATTCTATTTTAGCTGGATATCTAAAGCCCATCGCTTTTTGTACCTCTATCATTTCTTGCTTCCAAAACGCTATTAGTTTTCTTCTTCCGTATTGAAGTCTTTGTGTCAAAGTTTTTAATGAAATGAAATTATTAGTTGTACCAGAAGCGCCATATGTGCCTGTTAGTGTCGGAGGAATTCCTAAACCAGCATAAATACTATTAAGATGCGGAGTATATTTTGCTTCTCCTAGGAACTGATGTACTGTAGTTTTACTTTCTATTAATTCAATATCTGGACCCCATACAAGATCCATTGTTCCACCACCAACATTATTTTCTAGTATCGCACTTAGTTTACTAGCAGCGGCTGCTGTTGGTGCAATTTTATGTTCTAAACTACCTAGTTTAAAAATACGAATATTACTTATGGCTCCATCAAGAGCGGCTAAATCTGCTAATTTTAATTTTTCAATAATATTAATATCATCCATAATAGCATATATCATAGGATATGCCCAAGTTTGCCAATCATCTTTTTTATAATGAAATACTAATGTTTTATTAGGATCTAGAGGATATTGTTTTTTACTTTTAGCTGCTTCAATTACTTGAGATGGTAATTGATTTATAATTGCTTGTTCTGATTCATTCTTGGGATTATTAATAACTTTTCTTAAAGCTGCTGGTAAAGATATAGCATATGTTTTATTTCCAACAAAAGAAGATAATGAGCCACCAATAACATCAACATATACTGGATCTATAAAAGTATATTTCCATGGTATTTCTCTTTTTTCTATTTTTGATCCTTCACTATCTATAGAAAAATCAGCTTCGGCAACTGCTTTATATAAACTATCTGCAACCTTAAGACTAATTTTAGCTGTCTGTTTATTTATAACAACATTTCCAACTTTATATAAATTATTAAGAAATCTTTCACTACGATCTTCTCCATTAACCTTATCAAACCAATTACGATAGAATCTTTCTATTCTTTTATTAGGATGAACCGGTCTTATTCCTTGACTGGCAAAATCAGACATAAGATCTATAACATTTTTAACTAATCCTACTCTGTCATAGATAACAGATGCTTTTCTAAAAATTAACTTAAGTTGAGTTGGTATGCTTTCTTCTGGTCGAAAGTAATCATAATCGCTACGAGTTAATCCTGGGCGACTGCTAGTATCTCCTGTTAAATTAGAAAAATCTAGTCTATATCGACTTTGATTAGCTACGGCTTTATCTATTAATCCATATTCATCTAAGCTTTTGCCAATTTCTTTAAAAGCTTCTCTTTTATCGGTCAAATCATCTGACCATGTTATGTAAGCTTCTTCAGGTTTTAGTGGACTAGCGTCTTGTATAACTTCGTTTTTGGTCTTTTTTCTTGGCATAATAGTATTGTATTAGTATTGTGATAGATTTATAGTAAATTACACCAAGCTATCTGTAAACTCCTTTATATATATTATCGTTTGCTCCTTCGGTAAACCAATTTGGTCCTTTATACATATTTCCTGACTGTTTCATTCCTTTATCTCTTAGATTAGAACCTATGACGTCATAATTTAATGGTTCTGATGCTCTATTTATTTGTCTCGCTAACATATTTGCTATTACTAAAGCACTATATCGGTCTTTTCTTAATTTACCCTTCTTACCATTTGGTAATTTAACTTCAGGAGTATCCCAGCGATCTCTGGCTCCTCCGGCGGAGCTAGTTTGTGTCATTACTATAGTTGTCAATTCATTTTTTAGTTCTTCGATTTCTAGAATAAGTTCACTCTCACTATCATATAGATTATCAAAAGATGTTTCCATTATGTCTTTATTTTCTTTATCTAAAGCTAAAGCTAAACTCAATTGATCGAATCTGGGAAAAATAAGTAGTTTATCTTCTAAGTCTTTTCTTAAACCATGATTAGCCTGAGCTGTCCAATCTGCTCTGGCGAATTGAACTAATTCAAGTATATGTAATCCTGATTCATGATCAGTATCTTTTTCTTTATTTTCGATAATTGGCCATATTAGATTTTCACCAACATCTAGTTTTGATGGATCATGTAACACTTCTTCGATTGCTACTCCGCCTCCTTGAGCATCCATGCCTAATTTAGCACAAGGAAATGTTTTCATTAAATTTCTTATTTTTCTAGCACAGAATCCATAAAAATCATGCTCTAATACTAATCCAGTTTTTTGACGTTCTTTGAAATTATTACGATTAGTGGTCCAACAGTAAACTACTCGATTATGATCCGGATGTAATTCTAGTATAACTATACTAAAATTATCTTTTTCCGATGCTGGATCCACACCATATACATATTGTAAATCTGGTTTACCTGATGTTGAAACATCAAAAAATATTGGTTTGTCATTAATAATAACTGGTTTACTTTCGCTACAGACACAACTTTCAATTAAACTACGTTTAAAAAATCCATCACTATCTTCTGTGAAACACGCAGCATATTCCATATTATATATGCCAGTATGTATTGTAGCTTTAGAACGAGATACTTGTTTATCATCCATAAATCCTTTTGGAACTAATTCATAAGGAATACGAATAATGCTATAGTCTTTCCAGTTAAAGCTATCTGGAACCTCACCCTTAAATAATTCCTCTAGTTTATGCTTATCTCCTTTACTTTCTATTATGCTTTTATATCTTTTCCAATAACTAGCAAAATGTTTAAAACTATAGTCTGCTGTTCCAGCAATTATTGCTTGATTATTTTTTTTAGTTTGTAAAACTTCTAATTCTTCACTCCATAATCCACTATCTTTCATAGCTTGTTTACGAGCTTCTTCTTTAACATTCTGAATAGGACTGGCGCTTACAGCAGCGAAACCAGAAACTACTGTTTCATAAATTTCTGGAGATATTGAAGCAAATTCGTCAGCAATAATAATATGAGCACGTAAACCTCTGATTTTTTCTCCTGTTCCTAGTGGTACAGCAATCGTCCAACTATCTCCTAATCTTATAGTGCATCGGTCAACATCTCTTCTTGGACCATCATTATTACCACTAAAGATACTTCTTAAAACTGGGCTATTATTCCAAATATTTTCCATATATTCAAAAATAATTTTACTCTGCCTAAAAGCGGAACCTACTATTACTATCTTTGTACCAGGAACAAAAATACATTTTAATAAAGAATATAGCGCTAAGATAAAGCTTTTACCAAAACCACGGGTTGCAACGAACATAGGAAATGGACGGTCCCAAAATTCCTGAAGAAGAACAACTTGTATAGGATGTAGTTCTATATTAAATAAGAGTTTAACTGTTGTTCCCATATATTTAGGATCTCTTAATAGTCTTAAAAGATGCAGATCTGGTCTTTCTATATCGATCTTTGAGCGACCAATCATAGGATTATTTGGTATAACGAGACTATCAAGATCACCAAGACCTAACCATGCATCTTGATAAAGCTTTACATTATTGTTTGCCATATGTTTCCGCCATTCTTTTCATTATACATAAGGCCACTTCTTCTGCATTATCTGTACTTCCACAATAAATAATATGAACATTATATTTAATACTAATCTCTGTTAAAGATTTTAAAATATATTTACCAGTAATTTTTAAATTATTCCATAGTCTTCTTGGCACTGTTGATCCCACCGGATAGTCTAATAGACTGTTTAATGTAAATTCCATAAGGATAAATTTATGCCTATATTCCACCATTCGTTCCATCTCATTTATGAATCTTTTTTCAGTTATATTTCCAGCAATTTCACTAACGCTTCTTTTTCTTTCTATGGTGAAAATATTTTCTAATCCTTCTATACTATAGTCCCCAGTATCTAACTTTTTATTAGCAACAGCAAATTCTGGGAACTCCCAGGGATGTTGTTCTCTAGTATCGATAATAATAGTAAATGGATTAGTAGCCATATTATTTTTTAAATTGATTTTGTTTATTCATTAATAGTTGTTGAAAAAAACCAACGTATGATTCTTCGTTATTTTTAATATAATCATGATGAATTTTGCAGAGACAAATACCATTAAGAGGATGATATCTTAAGCCGGGAAAATCGGCCCACTTATTAATATGATGGGCGTGAATTTTTTTACGACTATTACAATTGGGCCACTGACAAGTATTGTGGTCTCGTGTTTTGATTAATTTTCTCCATTGTTTATATTGTGGATCATTATAGTTTCTCATGGTCATCTCTTGATGTTATACTTTCATCATTTAATATTGGAATATCTACTTTATTATCTTGATATTCATGATAATTATATAATTGAGAGCGAGCCTTGTCTGTTGCCATGCTTAAAATGGCCATTTCCCTTCCTTCTTTCTCCCTAACATCTTCTTCTTCTAGCATTCGTATCAAACCTACCCAGCTACTTTTTCCGTCTTCTATTCTTTTGATTCGTTGTTCACGGGTGGCCTTAAGATCTTTACTAATTTTTTGATACTCGGATAATAATTTAGTATATTCATTTGTATAGCTTGCCACACTATTTCGTGCGAAACTAAGCTGATTTTCTAAATTGGTTAATCTATTAATATCTCTTTGATCTTCAGGTTTTTCATATTCTTTATCAACAAGCTTTTGTAATTTTTCAGTTTCACTAATATGACGTTTTCTTTCTTTCATGCTTCGGTTAATAAGAATATCTATGGTGATAAATTGTTTAATCTGAAGTTCTTCGGCGGGCAAAACATCTTCTCGAAATTGTTTGATTAAATTTATCCATATTTCTTCAAAATATTCTAATTCCCCACTCTCACTATCAAATTGACGAGAAATTTCTTTCCAGAATGTTTTACTATGAAGCTTTTGTTTCAGTGTATTATATTCGTTTTTAGTATCATCATTAATATAAAGTTGATTTTCAATTATGTAACGTTTAACGGGACTTTCGTTACGATTTAAGTGGGTGGCCATCTGTTCTATAGTTAAAGAATCAATATTATCTTTGATAAATTTTTCTTCTTCTAAACTTAGTTGTCCGCGTTTTTTACTCATCGTTATTACTATCTAATATGTCGTTTTTAATATGATTAAATAATTTGTCAGAATCAGCTTTATTAACTCTTACTCCATTTTTAAGTTTAAGATAAATTTCTCTTAATTCTCCATTAAGTTTATCTTCTATCTTTTCTAGAATCTCTTTAACTGCAACATCTTGAGCAGAGTCGGTGGGGGTTTCAAATACGTTACCATAATCTTTAATATCATCTATTGTTGTTAGATGCATAAGATTTTTTTTATTAGTATTACGATTTAACCATTTATAGAATAGATCACAATCATTTTTATTTTTATATTTTGAACAATTACTATTACTATTTTTTAAATACTGATCATAAAAAGGACAAGTTAAGCAGGGTTTGTTGGGTCGTTGATAGTTGTCTCTTTTGTAATTAAATAATCTGTTACGAACGTGGGTCCATAGAAAATTTTCTAGGGGCCTATTATGATCGTAATTTTTTAATCCTTCAATAGCAAATATGGTTATTTGTTGGCGCATATCATCAATATCATGATATCCAAATTTAAATTTATAGGCCAATTTTTTTGTTATTATATCTATAACATTTAAAAAGTCTTGTTCATTAACACCATATAAGTTATCTTTATTCTTCTTCTTTATTATTTTCTTCTTGTTGTTTTTTTTCACTAGATATTATCTTTGTTGTATTATTTTGGTCATATAAGCATTGTGCAATACTTTTGGTTTGATCAATTTTAAGATCATTTGAAACATCTACTCCAATAGATTTGACTGTTAAAACAGAAGGAATTATAGGTTCATTAGTCATTTTTTCTTGCCTTTGATGAAGTTTGATCTAATATATTATAGTTAAAGTACACTTTTTGTCAAAAGGAACTAATTTATGAAAACATATAAAAAATGGACAGCCACTGAACTTCAGTATATTAAAGATAATCTTAATGCGTATAGTGATGGGGCATTGGCCGCAAAATTAAGCAGTATGACGGGTGAAACTGTATCAACAGCTATGATTCGTCGCCAAAGAAGAAAAATAGGAATTAATAAGCCAAGGGGCCGTCCAAGGAAGAATCCTGTTATTAATGATGTTTCTGTTGCAAATGATAGTTGATATGAAAAATTTATTATTTTTTGTATTTTGTATTATTAGCTGTAATATTGCGTATTCTTGTGATTATTTTCAGCATTATTCTCAGCCAGTAGCATATGCGTATCAACAACCAATAGTTCCATCGTATCAAGTTTCAAATAATGTATTTTATGTTCCTGTGATTGTGCAGGAGAATAGGATGATAACAACTGTGGAAAATAGGCTAATATATGTTCCTGTAATCTATAATACTTATAGATACAATTATTATCCCTCCGTAATAAACTATGGTTACTATAATAATCAATGGGTAAAATATAACTATTAGCATAATTAATGAATCATAGTTTGAAAAGAGGCAAGCATCAATTTGGTGCTTGCTTTTTTTTATAAGTTTGTGGAAAATGGCTATTAAACTGGCCAATTAGTTTATAAGGTTGGAGTTTTGTCTAGACCACCGGGGGCTTTTATCGGTTTTTTATTGGGAGTCAGTGGAAATGAAAAAACCCCCTTTGATGTAAACTCTTGTACCATAAGACTTTACATCGAGCGTTGGCGGCCGCGTTTGCCGTAAACTCTTGTCGCATAAGGATTTATGAACCTTACGAAACTTTCAGCAAAAATCCTATTGAAGTCTCAAGAAAAGTATGATATAATGTCGATATAAGGGAAAGAAAGAGAGGGTATGATGGATAAGAACAAAGTGAATGATGTTCTCAAGGCTATCTGGGGTAGCGAAACGTACAATGTGGTGCTACTGTTCACGCCAGATGGTAGGCTGTTTGCTGAGTGTGACGCTACGATGGATCGACGTAGGCTTACGGACAGCAACTACGAAGAAGTATTGAACGATATGTTCTATAACTTCTGTATGGAAAAGGCATCGTGGATGGGCGTCTCATGATCCCCATATAAGGGGGGATTGACAGACTGAAAAAGATTAGGTATAATCTGAGCATCACACCACTGGAGAAGATAGCAATGGTTGGAACGAAGCGAAGCATGGTTGAGGGTATCGCGGAGAAGGTTGGCGTGACGGGCGATCAGGCTCGTGAGATTGTGCAGGCTACGCTTGACAGCATGATCGAAACGCTCGCTACAACGGGACGTATCGAACTGCGAAACTTCGGCGTGTTCACTGTAAAGGTGACTGCTCCTCGCAAGGCTCGCAATCCGCGAACGGGCGAGAGTGTGATGATCGGGGAGCGTAGGGTGGTGCGGTTCAAGGCTGGAAAGGTTATGGCCGAAAGGATCGGTTGAACCTAAACCCTTATGGCTAAAGACTTTACGTCGAGCCGGGGCGGTCACGTTTGCTGTAAACTCTTACCCTGTAAGCACTTGCGAACCTTACGGTATTGTAAGGAAACTTTTTTGTTGACACTCAAGATGGGTATGGTATAATGTCGATATAAGAGTAAGAGAGAAAGAGGAGAATGCAAGATGTTCCAGATTGGCGATAAGGTGGTTGTAGATAGTGTTTCTGGTGTGATCGTTGGCTGGCACTTTGATGAAGGTAACGTGTGGAATGTTCGTCTGGCCGATGGATCGACGGTCGAAATGGCCGATGATCTCTCTACGGTAGCGTCATGGATGAGCAACTAGGCTCGCCCTTAAGAGGGGATTGACAAACAAAAAGATTTCTGTAAAATAGATTCATCACCACAAAGGAAAAAGAAATGTTTGGCACTGCTTATGCTAATCGAAAGAACAGCCTCAACACTATCTTCGCGTCTATGATCGCTGGCAAGTATACTAGTGTGATAGATCCGAAGGGCAGGGTATACGCTGGCCTTGTCAATGCTATCATGCGTGAGGATGGTAGTGGTCGTAACTGGATCGTGACCATCACGAATCAGACCACGAGCGAAAAGGTTTTCATTCACGCAACGTGACCTAAAGCCTTGTCGCATAAGACTTTGCGGCGAGGCGGGCCGGCCGCGTTTTTCGTAAACTCTTACGCATCAACGACTTACGAACCTTACGATCTTTTAAGGAAACTTTTTGCTTGACGCTCAAGAATACCATGGTATAATGTCGATATAAGAAAGAAAGAGAGAAAAAAATGGAAAAAGCAACTCATATCAACGACTTCATCAGTAGCCTTCCTAAGATCGTACAGAAAAAGGTGTGGAAGGTGGTCGATGAGAATGGTGCGGTCGTGCAGTTCGTTGGCTCTACCGACAATCGGAAAATGACTGCACAGAAGTATATCGACGACAAGTATCCTGGCAGGGATTTGATTCTTCTTTTCTCTCACTTCAAGGGACTGACCACCCTTCGCTAGAGGGGTTGACGCGGTAAAAAAGTTTCTGTAAAATACGTTCATCACTACCACCAAGAGGAAAACGACAATGGCCACTAAGTTCAAGATCATCGAAGATGCCAAGCGACAGGCTCGCATGTGCTTTCTCGGAATGGCAACACGGCATCAGCCATCACTTGCCGATGGTGTGTACGGCCCGATCCACAGCGAAAAGGTTCACAAGTTCAACCGCAAGGCTCTCCGCAAAGGAAGCAAGAACAAGCCTGAAAAGGTTGACCCCCGCTACAATGGGGGTGAAGATACCATGATCGTACCTGTTGGCAAGCCCGGTTCGTCCGAACGCAAGGCCGCTTTGGCCGAGCAGTATGCTGCGATTCTGGCCTGCGGCGAGGAACTTTCCCCCTTCGGATGGAGGGGTTGACGCAAAGCGTTACGCTGTAAGACTTTACGGCGAACGCGGCCGGCCCGGCTTGACATAAACTCTTATCAGCAAAAGAGTTGCGACAAAAAAGATTTTTCAAGAAAAGGGGGTTGACAAGCCGATAATACTCTGTAGAATCAGTGCATCACCCCAACGGAGAACGACGATGCTCAACGACTTCGACGATGTGAACGGTATCCTGGCCGACCTTGCGGAGCAGGGTATTCTTGAGCCGATGATCGAACCGATTGACGATCCCGATCTGGAAATCAACTACTGGGATTGGGCAGAAGTGGTCGGTATCGTTGACGATGTGTGTCCAAATGAACCTTTTTGGGCCAATGTTTTTTAGGCTTGACAGAGATTATCTTTCTGGTAAACTACCTTTTATAGAAAGCAAAAGATGCACCAAAACGATAAAGAGATGATTTTGATTTTAGTGGTATCGTTCACAATAGCTGTTTCTGTCTTTACTAGTTATACCCCTATTCTTTGAGAAGATATAATAAGATGAGTCACCCCGATCCCCTGTTCGATCCCGATAACTCTTATGAGGATGATAACGTGGACTATAACTACGATGACCATGACGATTTCTACGGCGATGATCTGGACGCTGATGAAATGATCGACCAATGGGATGATAACTACGATGATAGTATGGATGGCGATCATGATAGTGCCATGAGTTCGTGCGGCTGGGGAACCGATGAGGACTACGGATACTATGGCGATGATGATCGTGAGGATTTCCATAGTGATGACGGCTACGGAAGTTACGACGATTGAGCCTAAAGCCTTGCCGCATAACACTTTGCGGCGAGGCGGGCCGCCCGCATTTGACGCAAACTCTTTAGATTCAAGACCTTAGAACAATCCCAAGAATCTTTTATTTTCTTGTTGACACCTAAAGGCTAGACTGTATAATGTCGATATAAGAACATCACCCCAAAGGAAAGAACATGACTCACGCACAAGCGACTAAGATGGTTCTCGGAAAGCGTAACCGGGGCCAGCGTAAGATTGGCAACAATACCTACGCATACATTCAGGCCGATGGTAGCGTTGCCATCGAACTGCATGGTACTAATGTGGTGGTGATTTATCCGGATGATAGCGTGATGCTCAATAGCGGCGGCTGGCATACAAGCACCACGAAGGATCGTATCAACAAGTATAGCCCGGTGCGAGTGTACCAGAAGAACTACGAATGGTTCCTCAGCGACGGTACTCCGTTCGAGGATCGGATGATCGTGACCCCCGATTGGGTGGTTGCTCCCGTCTGAGCCTAAAGCCTTGCCGCATAAGACTTTGCGGCGAGGCCGGCCGCCCGCCTTTTTCCTAAACTCTTGTAGACAAACGAGTTAGCACAAAAACTTTTTTCTAATGCCAACCCTTGACAAATGCCGATAATAGATGTAGACTTGGTGGTATTCAACAACGAGGAGAAGATATGAGCGATGCTGTGCTGGTTCCTGTGCGTCATGACAACGTGAGTTTCAAGTATCATGGTAAGGACT